TACTTTGATCGTGAAACAGGACAGTTTCCAAAAGGTGAAACGGCCGTACTGACCATGATCGAAAAAGACTATGGCGACGAATTTATTGAACCTGCCAAACAGTTTATTGAACAAGTAAACAATCTTGTAGCAGAGCAGTTTGGTTATAAAGAATCAGAAGAAGAATACACTGTAAGTGAACAAGGCGCTGCACACGGATTTAAGAAAGGCGACCTAGTACGATTCAAAGGCAAGGACCAAGAATTTGAAATTGCAGGACTAGCTGGCCCAACTGATGATCCGGACACAGTCTATATACGCAAGCCCGGCACTACACCTACACAAGGTGCAGTAGCATCAACACTAGAGCCAGCAAAGTCTGCAGAGCCTGCTGTTGCATCACAATTTAACAAGGGTGATTCGGTAGAGTACATGGGCAAACCGTATACAGTCTACGCGGTTGACAAAGACGATCCTAACACCTTATACTTGCAAGCACCAGGTGAAGATAAAACACGAGCTGTATGGGCTGGTGGCGGCGACGTCAAGGCAACAGAGTCGAACGACATGATACGAATGAGAGAACTAGCAGGTTTAAGTTAATCTGCTAGTGCATTGATTTTTTTCAAGATTTTTTAAGAAAAAACTTGACACGATAAGTAGTTGAGTGTATTATAAACACTGTGCTACTTAAATAGGCACAAAAGCACATAGGCAAATTATAGGAGGCATAACTATGGCATCTTTAGCAGAAATCCGAGCAAAGCTCAAAGCACAGGAAAGCAACGCAGGCGGCAACCGCGGCCCAAGCGGTCCTAATCCAATTTATCCATTTTGGAACATCAAAGAAGGCGAATCAGCAACCATGCGATTCTTGCCCGACGGCAATTCAGACAACACATTCTTTTGGGCAGAACGCCTAATGATCAAGTTGCCTTTTGCTGGCATTAAAGGCGAAACTGACAGTCGTCCAGTACAAGTACAAGTACCCTGTATGGAAATGTATGGCGAAAGCTGCCCAATTCTTGCAGAAGTGCGTGGTTGGTTTAAAGATCCAAGTCTAGAAGATATGGGTCGTAAGTACTGGAAGAAGCGTTCTTATATCTTCCAAGGGTTTGTAACAGACAACCCGCTAACCGATGATGAAGCACCCGAAAATCCAATTCGACGTTTTATTATTGGTCCTCAAATCTTCCAAATCATCAAAGCAGCACTGATGGATCCTGACATGGAAGAATTGCCAACTGACTACACTTCAGGTGTAGACTTCCGTCTTAATAAGACTAGCAAAGGCGGCTATGCTGACTATGGCACGTCAAACTGGGCACGTCGTGAGCGTCCACTCAGCGACAGTGAAATGAACGCAGTTAACACACACGGACTGTTCAATCTGTCAGACTTCCTGCCTAAAAAGCCCGGTGATGTAGAGCTTAAGGCAATTGTAGAAATGTTTGAAGCAAGTGTTGACGGCGAACCGTATGATCCGGATCGTTGGAGCAACTACTATCGTCCTGCAGGTATGGCAGCACGTACAGGTGATCCAACACAAACTGCATCTCCTAATGCAACGGCTACTAGCCAAAGTGCTCCGGTAGCTCAAGAGAGTACTCCTGCACCAACTGAATCTAAAGATGAAGACGTAGCAGAAGCACCGCAGACAGCACCGGCAGCAGAAGCACCAGCAGCTGAAACTGAAACAAGCGGCGGCGCACAAGACATTCTTGCAATGATCCGTTCGCGTCAGAACAACAGTTAAAAGCAAGCTAAAAGGGTTGCATTTTAAAGATGCAACCCTTTATACTTGCCCAGTTTTTAGATTAGGAGAAATAATACATGGCAAATAAATCATTCGATCCTTCGAAGTTTCGTAAGGATCTAACAAAAAGTATTTCAGGCATGAGTGCAGGGTTCAATGACCCTACAGACTGGATCAGCACAGGCAACTATGCACTAAACTATCTTATCTCAGGAGACTTTAATAAGGGTGTTCCGCTTGGTAAGGTCACTGTATTTGCAGGAGAGTCAGGCGCAGGTAAAAGTTACATCTGTGCAGGTAACATTGTAAAGGCAGCACAAGAGCAAGGTATCTTTGTGGTACTGATTGACTCGGAAAACGCACTTGACGAAGCTTGGCTACAAGCACTTGATGTAGACACAAGCGAGGACAAACTGCTTAAACTTAACATGAGCATGATTGATGACGTTGCAAAAACAGTGTCAACATTCATGGCAGATTACAAAACAATGGACGAAGAAGATCGCCCTAAAGTGTTGTTTGTAATTGACAGTCTGGGTATGCTGCTAACACCTACTGATGTTGATCAGTTTAACAAAGGCGACATGAAGGGTGATATGGGTCGTAAGCCTAAAGCACTAACTTCGCTTGTTCGTAACACTGTTAACATGATCGGTAGTTACAATGTAGGACTGGTGTGTACTAACCACACATACGCATCGCAGGACATGTTTGATCCAGATGATAAAATCTCAGGCGGTCAAGGCTTTATCTATGCTTCAAGTATTGTTGTTGCAATGAAAAAGCTCAAGCTCAAAGAAGACGAAGACGGCAACAAGATCTCGCAAGTAATGGGTATTCGTGCAGGCTGTAAAGTTATGAAAACACGCTATGCTAAACCGTTTGAAGGTGTACAAGTTAAAATTCCATACGAAACAGGTATGAATCCCTACAGTGGTCTGTTAGAGCTGTTTGAAGGTAAAGGCATTATCGAGAAAAGCGGCAATCGTCTAAAGTATGTTACTAGCGACGGTGAAGAAATTCTTGAATATCGCAAAAACTGGTCAGGCCCTGCGCTTGATCGTGTGATGGAAGATTACCTAGTAAAAGCTACCTCTGAGGTAAATATCGAGGATGAAGCAGACATTGATGTTGATGTTGATGTTGTTTCTGACGAAATTACTACAGAGGAGTAAACTATGGACGAGATTCAGATTGTAGACATTTGGACTGTGTTTAAAGAGTATCTTGACAAAAAAACAACTGATACAGCCGCTGAGAGGTATGTAGATCTAATAGCTGATTATGGTGTTGACGATCATGTATTCATGGCTGCACTAGGTTCTGATGCTACACTTGACAGTGCTATTAATTACTATCTAGACATTGATCAAGAAGATGTACTAGACGAAGAACAGGACTGGGATTAATATGGGATGGTATTCTGAAGTATCACGTGACATCAGTAAAATACCTGATGCTGTTGCATACTTTGAAAATGAGTTACAACAGGCAAGACAAGAAGTTAAACTTACAGGCAATGTAGAAAAGGCTGCGGCTAGTATGCCCGGCACAGTTGAACATCGCTTTAACCAGCTTCAAGAAATTGAAGCGATACTGGAATACCTTAACATAGAGCTGCGCAGATTGCGCAGCTCGTTCTTCAAGAAGTATCTCGAAAACTATCAACGAGCTCTGTCAAGCCGTGACGTTGAAAAATATGTTGACGGCGAGGCAGACGTTGTTGATTATGAAAAGATTATCAACGAGTTTGCACTGATGCGTAACAAATGGTTAGGAGTACTCAAAGCACTTGATCAAAAACAGTGGCAGATTACAAATGTTGTCAAGCTCAGAGTTGCCGGAATGGAAGATGCAACGTTGTAATATTTTAATAGGTTGTGATCAGACATACTATGATACATGGGCAATACCCTTATTAAAAAGTATTCAACAACATAATCCCCAAATTAGATTGCATTGCCACATTGTAAATCCTACCAAAGATAATGCACTAGATAATGTAGACATCACAAGTGATCAACTAGAATTTGTATCAGATGAATCAAAAATTTCTTATTTGCAGAGTGTAAGATTTTTAGCAGTTGCAGACAAGTTTCAAAAAAATGAATATGTGATTACACTCGATGCAGATAGTATCTGTACAAGAAAAATTGGCAAAACCGCAATAGAACGTCTGTTTGAAAAGCAATATGTGTTAAAACACCACAAAGAAAATAGATGGCTTGCAGGGTTTGTTGTGTTTAATGACAACGGCTTTAGGCAAGAATATGCACGAGAATTAAATCGCATTCCTGTAGACAACTGGAAATGGGGCAGAGATCAAACTGTCCTTAATCGATTAGCTGGCGACTATAAATTTGAAAAATTAGATCCTCTATGGATGGCAATTGGTAAGAACAGAAACTCAAGTGCGTTCTTAACTTTAAAAGGTGAACAAAAAGAAACTGATAAGTATCTGAATGTATACAGGAAATACTTAGATGTATAAAGTTTTTTGGTCCAACAGTCGTCCCAATTTTGGAGATATATTAACTCCTTATATATTAGATCATTATAATGTAAATTACGAAATGGTACCTAAGCCAGAGCAAGGAAATGCTATGAGTATAGGTTCAATTATTCACAAAGCAGTCGACGGTATGATTGTTTTAGGAAGTGGGTGTATGCATAGTAAACATCAATTAAATCCTAAAGCAGACTATCGTTTTGTTAGAGGTCCTTTAACTAGACAACAAGTAATTGCTTGTGGAGGCACTTGCCCTAGTATATACGGCGATCCAGCTTTGTTGTTACCGGAATTTTGTAATGAAAGTAAAAAAGAATATGATGTTGGCATTGTGCCTCATTATGTTGATCACGCTGACATAGTTGAAAAATATCCTAATCATAAAATAATTGAACTTACTAACAATGATCCTATAGCAGTTGCAAAAGAAATTACAAAATGTAGATCAATTATATCTACATCGTTACACGGTATTATTGCTGCTCATGCGTATAGAATACCAGCAGCTTGGGTAAAGTATTCAAACAAATTAAAAGGCAATGACATAAAATTTAGAGATTATTATAGTTCTGTGCAATGTACAGATTATTTTAAGCCTTATAAAGATATTGAAGATGTAGAATTCTGTACTCCTATATTACCTGACTTAAACAACATAAAAGAAAAGTTTTTAGAATTAAATGACTAAACCTAGAGATTTATTACAATTTAGATTATTAAAGCAAGCAATACAAGAAGAAGGTATTAATTTTAGTGCTATCGATACTAACACAAAAATAAATCATCAAAACGGTTATGTAGAATTTAATGGCAAACAGATAGGATTAAAATATCCTAAAAGTTACATAGAAGAAATAAACAAGTTATCAAAACAAAAAATTTATGACTTTTGTTTTATTGGTCATTTTGAAGATAAAGGCAGACAAGAACTGTTAAAAAAGTATCAATCTAAAAATAGTTATATTAAGAATAGTTTTAACGGCAGAGATCCTAAAGTAAAATATCAGTTTGATAAATCATATTATTCAATTATTAGTTCTACAAAATACGGTCTAGTACCTAATCATAAAGGTCCTTGGTACAATCACGAGTATGCCTGGTCATATAGATTTATTGAATGCTTATTTGCAAAGTCATTACCTATACTTTTTAAAGAAACAAAACTAGGAAAGCATTTCCTAAAAGATTATAGCTATATTTGGAATGACGAGTTTAGTCCATTAAGCGACGATACATATAACAACTTAGTAGAACAAAATTATCAAAAAGCTATTAACGAATTTGTACTACAACCAGAAGAAATAAAAGATCTCTCGGCCATGCAATAAATATCTACATGAGCAGAGTAGTATTAGTCACAGGTGGATTTGATCCACTACATTCAGGACACATTGCATATTTTAAATCAGCACGAGAACTTGGTGATCACTTAGTTGTTGGAGTCAACAGTGACAGTTGGCTTACACGTAAAAAAGGTCGTCCGTTTATGACTATCGAAGAACGTGCTGCTATTATAAAAGAACTTGCGTGTGTAGACGAAGTTATTGCATTTGACGATAGCGACGATACGGCATGTCTTGCTATAGGACAAGTATTATCAACAAAGGCATCTAGTTGGAAATTAATATTTGCTAACGGTGGCGATAGAACAAATAAAACTACACCAGAGTATACTGCATGGGGAGATCATCCAGATGTAACATTTGCTTTTGGCGTGGGCGGTGAGAATAAAGCTAATAGTAGTAGTTGGATTCTTGATGAGTGGAAAACGCAAAAGACAGAACGTGATTGGGGCTACTGGCGTGTACTAGATGACAAGCCAGAGAAGGGTTACAAAGTAAAAGAGCTTGTAATTTACCCTGGCAAAAGTTTAAGCGATCAAAGACACTTTAAACGTTCAGAACAATGGCAAGTTCTCGAAGGCGTAGTTAAAATGGAAACAGAGTGGTTAAATCGTAGAAACAGCATACACTTACATCCTGATCAGCCTCCGTATAACATAGGTCAAGAAGTATGGCACAAAGCAAGTAATCCCAACGGGGTAAATGCACACATCCTTGAAATACAATGGGGCAAGTGCTATGAAGAAGACATAGAAAGAAGAGATTAAATGAAGCCATTAAGAATTTATGTAGGGTGGGACAGCAGAGAAGATATTGCGTACCAAGCATGTAAGCAAAGTATCTTAGACACTTCAAGTGTTGATGTCGAAATTATTCCTCTAAAGCAACGCAACTTAAAACGACAAGGACTATACTGGCGAAAGTCAGATAAACTTGCATCAACTGAGTTTACTTTTACACGCTTTCTAGTTCCTGAGCTTGCAGAGTTTGATGGATGGGCACTGTTTATCGATTGTGACTTTATTGCGGTAGAGGATGTTAAAAAGTTATTTGATCAAGTAGATGATCGTTATGCATTGATGTGTGCCCAACATGATTATACTCCTGGAGAATTAACAAAGATGGACGGTAAAATACAGCATCAGTATCCAAGAAAAAATTGGTCAAGTATGATGTTATTTAACTGTGGTCATCCTAGCAATAAAAAACTTACTAAAGAACTTGTCAATGATTCTAAAGTAGACGGAAAATATTTACATAGATTTAGTTGGTTACAAGATAGTGAAATAGGAAAAATTAGTCACGAGTGGAATTGGTTAGTAGGCTGGTATAAAGAACCTCGAGACGGTAAGCCTAAATTTATTCATTACACCGAAGGTGGCCCTTGGTTCGAAGAATATAAAGATTGCGAATACAATCTAGAATATTATAGAGCAGAACGAAAATATTTACAGCAGACGGTTATAGGCGCAGAACAAAAAGTCATACTTGCTAAATCAAAAGGTTCTCACTTCGATGCTCTTACCTTACCCGACGATCTTAGAGAAGCTGTTCACACACTAATCACTGGCCCTTTAGATACTTACGGAACATACTATGGCAGAACACAGGAAGAAGCAATGAAAATAATTCAAAATAAATTCATGCAAGGGACTGTTCATAAAAATGCTGCAATTGCCCCAGAAGAAGGTATTGCTAATTTTAAAGACGAAATGCAATATGACGAATATCTACAATCATTTGTTATTGGCAGCGGTGGTCGTCTAAGTTCTTGGAATGCCGAAAAAAACACAGATATTCCTTTAATTATTAGAGGACTCGGCGGCGGCAGTCGAAAAGCTATAAAGCATTGTTGGGAAACAGGCAGAGAATTTTTTGCCATTGATACTGGATACTTTGGCAACGAAGGTAGTAAAGCAAAGATTTGGCATAGGATCACAAGAAACGAATTGCAAAACACACAAGAGCTAGTTGAAAGACCAGGTGACAGATTGCTCGGATGGAAGTATAAAAAGTTTAAAGGCGAAGGCCGAAAAATTCTTCTTGTTCCTCCTAGCGAAAAAGTAATGATGCTTTGGAATCAGCCGTCACCCGAAGAATGGGTTAAACAGACTAGTGAAGAACTCAAAAAATATACAGATCGTCCTATCGAAATTAGGCTAAAACCTGATCGTCGAGATCGAATAACATCTCAGTCACTGGAAGCAGCAATGGCAGACGATGTATATTGTGTTGTCACATACAATAGCATAGCAGCACTGGAAGCTCTAAATTTTGGTAAGCCTGCAATTGCTCTAGGCCCCAACTGTGCAACAGCAGTGTGCAACACAAGCTTATCAGAAGTTGCAAAATTAAACATGCCCAGTAAAGACGAAATGTATGCGTTGATGACACATCTAAGCTATGCCCAATTTAATAGAGAAGAAATGATGAACGGCTTTGCTTGGAGAATTATCAATGAAGGTAGTTAGTTATTATAACGTTGTACCTACAAAAAATAAAAGCCAAGAAAAGTTTAACATACTAACAAAGTTTGTACAAGGTGTTAATGCTGCCGGTGACACAGGCATACTTCATAAAGGTAATAATGTACTTGATGCAGATGTCGGTGTCATACAAGGCTGGCAACATGAACGAGGAAAGTCTGCTCCTCATCTGCAATTGAGACAATCGATTATAGATAGAACAAAAAATAAACATGTGTGTACAGCTGATGCAAATTTATTTTTATATGCAAACAAATCAAACACACCTCATCATTATTTACGCTATAGCTTAGACGGTGTATTTAGAAATACTGGAGAATATTTTGATAACAATCCAGACCCTAAACGTTGGCAACAAATTTCTAGAGACACCGGAATAAAGTTAGAAGACATGAAAAATTCAGGAGAGCACATTCTTATATGCGCTCAACGACACCAGGGCTGGAGTATGGGTAAAACTAATTTAGATACTTGGTTACAATCTACTTGTTTAGAAATAAGAGAACATACTGATCGTCCGATCATAATAAGATTACATCCTAAAGATAATCAAACTAATAGGCGTGCATTAGAAATAATTAATAACTTAAGACACATACCTAAAGTAATGTTAACAAGGAATAGAGATTCAATTGATCGAGATTTAATCAACTGTTGGGCAGTTATTAATCATAATAGTAGCAGCATCGTAGGTCCTATTATACAAGGTTATCATTCCTTTATTACAGATCCTACAAAGAGTCAATGTGCTGAAGTTGCACATACTGACTTTTCACAATTAGAATCTCCAAAAGAGTTTAATCGACAGAGCTGGCTAGAACGAATCAGTATGTTTCATTGGAAGTTTAGTGAACTGGAAAACGGAACAGCTTGGCGACACATGCGAAATTATGTACGCCAGTAATCTTCTGTACGGTTAACCATAATATCTTTTCTGTCACTCTTGCCTTTAGACTTACGACCCCCTTTCATATGATCAATCCACTTACCTAGTGGTCCGTTAATTAAAGGATGTCCACCACCGCCTGTCTTTGCTTCGCGCAAATACATTTCAGCTGAGTAATCATGTGACGAAAACCGTGCGTACTTTTTAAGAATCTCTCCAAAGATATAACTATCGTGCCATTCTTCCAGTGTAAACATTCCGTTCTCAGCATCCTCATACATACGCTCAAAGTCTTCTAGAAAACTGTGACACACAGGATGATTTAGATTAAGACCATAGAAGCCGCACTCTGGCCAAGTCTGCGATCCTTTGCCTCTACCTACATATGTGATATATGCATTCTCTGGTAATAGTTCTTTAAATTGTGTATAAGTCCAGTCGCTGTGTACAACAGTGTCTGCGTCCATCCATACACACC